GGCCCATTCATATCCTGCTTCTATACATTCTTTCTCATTGTGACCACAAAAAACATGCCAATGTTTATTGGGTTGTCCTTTGTCAGAATGATAATCATAATTCCATTGTATTTTTTTAACTTCATCATCAACCAACAAAGCATTATGCTCTTCTAATACGTTATCATATACATCAATCATTTAAAGTTTACCTTCGCCATTATCTCTGTTAGACAGGCTAACATATTTATTTCTTGATCCGCCGAAAACGCCGACTTAAACTGGTAATCAGCCAATATGACAACCACATGAGGTATACTACTGCCGTCAACATAATTATAAAGATTGTCATATATGCGACGATAAAGTTTGACGGGATCATTGTCAAGGTTGTCCACAACCCACTTTCTAACATTAGTAAACTCCTTATTTTTCATAGAAACCATTAACTCTTTTATATTTACCTCTGCTATATTTACTAATATACCAGCGTCAATTGTACCTGATGGTGCATACCTCTGAAGTTCGTTTAGTATACGCCTCCAATCTGGAAAATATTTATTGATGACTTCTGCAACCACTCGTTCATCATACTTAACATTCTGTTCATCAAGAATTAAAGCAACCCGCTTCATAAACTCTGATGCAAGTTTAGGTTTTTCGGAATTGGGAATCGTAAATTCAATCACACTACAGCGAGAGTGTAGAGGTTCAATCAAACGATTTTTGTAATTGCAAGTAAGAACAAATCCACAATTCTTATGAAACTCTTCCATGAACCCTCGTAGGGCTGGTTGAGTTGATTGTGGATTTAGATAGTCTGCTTCATCAAGAATAATATACTTACGCCCACCATGTAGAGACACGGTAGACGCAAAGTTTTTAATCTTTGTTCGTAGAACATCAATGCCAGATTCCTCTGACCCATTGATCATTATGTTGGTGCAGTTTAATTCATCAAGGACAGCTTTGGCAATTGTTGTTTTACCAACACCAGGCCCACCTGATAAAATAAGATTAGGTACATTACCTTTTTTAATAAATTCTAAAAAGGTGTCCTTTAAATCTTTAGGAAGTATGCATGACTTTACATCCTTCGGCCGATATTCTTCTACCCATAAAAAGGTTTCCATAATATAAATTCCTCAAATCAAGCATCATATGTAGACTCTGGTTCCAGAGCAATAAAATATTCAACATCAACATTTGTATTTTTGAAATGACTGATTTTTTTAGAGGAAACTTTTACATCATAAGAACCTGGCAGAAGTCTTAAATTCTCAACTTTAAACCAGAATTTATAATTTGCATCCTGATTATCGCTATCAGTATCAAAACTAATTGAATAATCATTAGCAGTATCATTCTTTTTATCTGTTACTTTTAAATCTGAGCCACCAATTCTGCCGTTGGTAAGAACCATATCGGGAACACCAATGACTGCTGCAGCTTTTTGAATATCCGATAAAATATTACTAGATAAATTAAAAGATACTTCTGGAGAGGGCATAGTAATTTCTTTTTCAAGCGTTGTAACTACAGACGGATCAGAATACCAATATTTAAGAGTCTTACTGGATGAACCATCTTCTGTCATTATAACAAAATCCTCTTTGAAATCCAAATCAGGATTCTCAAATAAAGATAGTGCCGACAAGAATTCATTCAAATCATAAATTGCAAATTCTTGAGGAAATTCCTCCGTTACTGTTGCTTTTGCAACTATATTTTTCATTGCAGACATTGTAGAAATATTTTTGCCTGGTTTTACCACAATGTTTTGATTAATTGTTGAAAAATTCTTCAACACCGTCACCGTATCATTACTAAGTTTCATTCGCTGTTCTCCATTTCATTAACGTGTAATGCTATAATACCATAATGTATTACTTTTAGCAAGTCCCTTCGGTCCTTGCCATTCTTTTTTCCATATCGTTGTGCATACTTGAGTATGTTACCGATACAAAAACCTTCTCCGTGGCCACCGTCAATAATGAACTCTGTGGCCTGAAATTTGTTCTTACTATAATGTTCATTATAGGTGGAATCAATATATTCTGAAAGTTCTATAAGTGCTTTGTCTTCACTATATTTGTAATCAATCTTCATTTTTTTCAGATTTATCGGATATACCACTTTCACGATTCAATTGTGAAATGCCGTATTTACTACTTTCACGAGCAGTCATCCACGATTCCAATTCTTTTTCTGTTTCATAAATATTCCAATTCATAGCCATAGAACGTCTTTCGCCCTCACCAAAAAAAGGAAATACTGAATGTTTCAACCAATTTGGAAACACAAGCATTGTACCTACTTTTGGTTTTACAGCTGCTTCAGTATTAGGATGAAGACGCAAAATATCTTTTCTATTATTTGTTCCCCAAACTAAATGAAGAAAACCATCCGCACCGCCACTTGCATTGTTGAGTGAAACATTTTCCTCATCAAGTTTTTCAATACATTCTGGAACCTCTAACCATAAAACACCAGATAATCCAGCCGTAGTTTGAACACCATGATCATGATAAGGATTGTAATCTCCAGCATATGCATGATTTGTCCAACATTGATAACAATCAGTTTTAGATTGTCTCTGATATCCTTTAGCAAGAAATGTATCTCCAACCGTGTCAAAAATAAGTTTACATTGTTTACCAAGATCATCATCAAAAGGAAAATTTAATTGCGCTGATTTTTTATCATTTTTTAATTGGCCAATAAGGCCTTCTGAGAAATCATCATGTTTAGGGATTATAACATTGTCGATATGTTCATTAACTTCATCAATAACTCCCATAGGAAGTTCTACTCTGCCTATAGAATGACTGCTAATAGCCCATATTGCGAACTTCATTTCATTTTCATCACTATCCACTTCTTCTTGGTGTGGATTATTTTTAAATATATTTGCGCCCATATTCTTCCTAACTCTTATTTTATATAATAAAGGAGAAGGGAATAAAAGTCAATTCCCTTCTCCAATTATTTTTGAGAAATTACTTGACTGTAATTAGTCGAGGCTTTTTCTCTTCTGGAATGACCCGCTCAAGATCAAGCTTGAGCATTCCATTTTCCAGCGATGCGTTATTGACAACAACATCATTAGCAAGCGTAAACTTACGATTAAATTTACGATATGCGATACCCCGATAAAGATCGGCGTCCATTTCGTCATCATCGACGTTCTCTTTGACAGAACGAACTGAAAGAGTGCCATCAGCAACTTCCACCTCAATGTCCTTCTTACTGAAACCAGCAAGGGCCATTTCAATTACGTAACCGTAATCACCATCCTTACGAATGTTGTAAGGCGGAAACCCTGTAGACTGTACAGTGTTATCCATATACCTTGCAAGATTATCGAATACACGATCAAATCCTACGGCATAGGGTGTAAGTTGATTGAAGTTGTCGAACAGACTTAGTGCTTTGCTTGTAACCATTTTAAATCTCCTTTACTAAGCAAGATTGCATTTCGTACCCCACAATGGCGGTACATTTAAATGAATAGTTTTTACCAGAGAACTATTCAAAACTCTGTTATAAGGACTTACGAATCGCCTCATCTTCTATATATACTACACTATTTAGGTCAATTAGTCAATACCCTTTACCAAAAAACGTCAAAAAAAGTAAATAAAAAAGTCAATGTTTTCAAAGACTTAGCGTGATAGTAATTCGATTGCTTGTTTTATCTGTAGCTCAACGCCCGTTAATTTATGGTCGAGTATATCCCGTAGGTTATGGCTTTTTACACGGGTGTGTATTTCATCACCTAAAACGTCCGTTTTTAACAAAGCGTTTTTTAAAATTTTGATTATTTCGCTGTCCATCTTTCTCTCCTATTATATAAAGATGTCGTTGCGGGCCGGAGCCCGCAACGCCTCATCCGGCACTTTAGTGTAAAACACTAAAGAACCTCATTCTCTATGGCCTGGATGGCGTATCAATTCCATCAAGTTCCGAGTCATGGCTACTGGAAGATTCCACTTCCTCTTCTTCTGTTTCTAGAATGCCGGCATCAATCTTGGTATAAAGATCAAGGAAAGATGTCTTAGTGTCC